CTACTTAGAAATAAAATGTTCATAAGACCTAGAAGTCTTACTTCTGATGGTCGGGGTCGGAGTTCTCACAGAACTCCTTCTCTCACAAAAACCTGAAGATACCTTTTACGTTTACGAATTGGGCATTCTAGAACGGGCGTACAAAGAATGGACGCGGGTATTCCCGACCATCCGTCCATTCTACGCCGTCAAATGTAATCCGGACCCAAAGGTTGTAGAAACCCTGGCAGCTTTGGGTTCTTCGTTCGATTGCGCAAGTCCGGCCGAGATTGATCTCGTGTTAGGAATGGGCGTCGAGCAAGAACGGATCATCTATGCGAACCCGTGCAAGCGTCCTCAAGACATACTACACGCAAAAACCCTAAATATCGCGAGGACAACCTTTGATAGCGTTTCTGAACTCAAGAAGTTGGCCAAGGCTGGCTGGCGAGATGTGGTCCTTCGGATCAGATCTGATGATCCTGATGCTCGATGCAATTTAGGAATAAAATACGGAGCCGAGAAGTGGGAATGGCCTACGCTCTTCAGAGAGTGTAGCAATTTAGGATTGAAATTGGTGGGTATATCATTCCATGTGGGATCCATGGCAAAGAATCCAGTCGCGTTCAAGAATGGTATCTTGCTGGCCATTGAGGCTGCTGTCATGTCCAGGGAATGGAATTTTGATCCAAAATTGATCGACATCGGGGGAGGCTTCTCTTCCACAAACGTCTTTGATCTCGGCCCAGTCCCGGAACAGATTAATGAGACTATCCAGAAGTTTCCAGAATTTACATTCATAGCCGANCCCGGTCGGTACATGGTTGAGCACATGGCGACTCTTGTGACTCCAGTCATGGGAGTCAAAGGAACCGGTATCACTATAAGCGAGAGCCTCTACGGGGCGTTCAATTGCGTTTTGTTCGACCATGCAGAGCCTTTGCCCGGGGGATACCTAATGGCAGAACCCGGAGGTCTCATCCCGCGCGTAGTTTTTGGGTCTACGTGCGATGGTGGCGACCTTATTTCCAAGAAACTCATGCTCCCGTGGAACCTTGCCGAAGGGGACTGGATCGTCTGGCCCNGAATGGGAGCCTATACNTCCGCAGCCACCACCAGGTTCAACGGTATTCCTTTTAACGAGAGGCGAGTGTTTGTAGTGCAGTAACGCTATACGTACCAATCATTGCAACAGTATTTGTCATTACAGAATCTGCAGTCCATCGTAGACCNTTGCACGTTGGNGAATTCCAAGAGAAAATTGAANTCCAAAACCCAGCACACTGGGTGAAGTACATATACTCAGCCATGTACCTCACAAGGTGAGAACCAACAATGATAGCAGCCGCCTTTAAATACATAAGTTAAAAGGGTCGCTTATCTTTAAAATAGTATGNACCAGGTCTCAAAAGAACCCCTGAGCCTTCCTTCGGGTTTTGAATGGTCTTTGTGTGATATAGACGAGGTCCAGAAACTCCTTGCAGATTATTACGTAGAAGACCCCGATGCTCGTTTTCGACTCGCATATTCTCAAAAGTCTATTGTCTGGGCCACAGGAGGACCTGACTCCGTCCCTGACTGGTCCATAGGTGTTCGAGCCTCCGAGAGCCGCAAGCTGTTGGCGTTTATTTCAGGGAAGCGCATGAAGATCAAGGTGAATGACAATGTTATTCAAATGGCCGAAATAAACTTTCTCTGTGTTCACCCGAAACTGCGCCACAAGAAGCTCGCGCCTCTCATGATTCGAGAGGTGACGCGTCGCATCAACCTCACGAACATTTGGCAGGCCATCTACACCGGCGCGACCCTTCGCCCCGGAGCCTTTGGGAGCTGTCGCTATTGGCACAGGTCCCTCAACCCAAAGAAGCTCCACGAGACTGGGTTTGCGGCGCTCAAGCCAGGGTTCAAAAAGCCTACCGAGGCGTTCCGGATGCGACCCATGGTTCCGAGCGATGTACCATGGGTTACGAAACTTTTGAATAACCATACTTCAAAATTCAAGGTGGCTCCAATTTTTGACGAGGATGAGGTCGCTCATACGTTCCTTCCCCGTGAAGACGTTGTGCAGAGCTATGTTCTTGGAAATACCGACTTTTTGAGTTTTTACTCTATCCCGAGCTCTGTAACGGGTCAGAATGCTACTATCCGTGCTGCCTATGGGTACTATTTCGTCCCAGGTCAGCTCGAGACTCGCGAGTTGTTTGCAGAGGCTCTTGGTCGCGCGGCTCAGCAAGGGTATGATGTCTTCAATAGTATTGATGTTGCGAATAATGACACAAAGACTCTCTGGGACCTAGGATTTACCCCTGGCACTGGAACACTCCATTATTACTTTTATAACTTGAAACTTGAGCAAGAATTGAAACAGGATGATATGGGTATCGTCTTGCCCTAGAATTCGTGTCCCGCGCCGCCCAGATGAAGCCGGTGAGAGGAGCTCGACACTTCAAAATGGTCGTGAAGTTTGCATGCATCCCTATCAAGTTTGCACCCAAGAAGAAGCTGACAAACTTCTCGCTCCCCAAGTGGCGTCAGAAGCTGGTCGAACTTGAGAACGACCTGGATGTCCAGAGCTGGGTCAACAACCTCTACCAGGAGCGCACGTTTTCAAAACGAAAGGAGTTTAATGATGCGTACGACTTTGGCGACTCATACACGCTGAACTGGCTCAACAAGCCCATGGTTATCACGGCGGAGAATATCGCTGATTTTGAAGAAAACTTTAGAGAGGGAGGGTTCGAGGGGAAGCCGGCAGTTTACGAGAAGCTCGTCAAGCGGATGAAGGATGTGATGGCGGCTGATAAAATTGTTTTTGTATATTAATGAAGAAGTCAGTCATTGCTCTTGTCGCCTTGGCAGTCATTGTCCTCGTCTTTATGTATAAGAAACTCAAGTCCAGGAAGGCTGACGGAACAGCCATGCACTCGTGCCCACCCGGATATTACTACCGAGAGGGCACGTCTACGTGGGCAGGGTGGGAGTTTAACTGCTTACCTATCGGGCAAGATTCATCGCTCGTGGCTGTCCCAGAGGACACAAACTACAGCAGAGCCGGGACGATCTACGCCCCCATAATTTCCGGGACCCGTCTTGAAAGCCTTCCCCGTGCAGGACCCGCGGAAAGTAAAGCATATCCTAAGAATTTATCTTTATAAATAGAAATGAAAGTTGTGTATTTTATCATAGCAGTCCTTGTCCTCTTGTGGTTCGTGAACCGCCCGATATCGACGTATGTCGCCGCGTATTCGAACGACTTCCCAGGTCTTTGCCCTCCCGGGCAAATGCCCGCCTCCTACACTGCGGCCGGAGGAAGGTGCGTGCCTACAGGCGAGGAGATTGAGTTCCGATGAGGTAGAGAATCTCTAGGACCTCTTTGCGGCCCTCCTTTTCCTTCTTTGTGTTGGCCGAGTAGCGCGTGTAAGGTATCTCGATGCGGCGCGCGTTATATGGGGTGAGCATCGCATCCCACTCATTCTGCGGAATGATACCCTCATCGTTATAAGATATGAGGGTCCATGTGGACACTTCAGTGCACCTCTTGAGAAGGTGCTTCATCGCGTCAACGGCTCGAACCTTGTGGTTGTAATCCGACTTGACGCGATCCTTCGGGAGTCCCGTGACTGCATTTACATTCACTGGTTTCTCATTCTTCAGGACTACATTATGTAGAAAATAGAACGCTGAATACTCATGCTCGTTGTAAGGCGGATCAAGATAGATGAGGTCCAATGAGCCATTCGGCATCTTGTCTAGCAGAGTGTTTGTGGACTCCTGGTGGCACTTGACCTCGCACGAATTTGGATTGAAAATTGGGANGACAAGGTTCATGGGCGCTACGACTCGGTCTCCACACAGAGCAAATGTCCCGATATTGTCTCTCTTAGAAAACGCTTTGAAATGCCCATAGGTGTTCGCCTTGAGTGACATCTGGATGAGGATGGGGCACAGACACCAGTGACGGACGTCAGGCTCGACCTTTTCCTCAATGTATTTACGCCACGTGTCGATACGCAGGGCATTCTCATGCGTGAAGAAACACCTCTCACCAGCTTTGATGTTTGAGGTATCTGCGGGCGCATACATCTCCGTGATGACTCCAGGAGTGAATGCAGTCATTGCATTCATAGTGTCTAGGTGGACCTTGACTCGCTCCTTTTGTGATTCTGTGGGCTGTTCGAGAAAGCACTTGGCCGCGATACAAGAATACAATTCGAGATCGTTCGTGTGAAGCTCGGATGCATGTGCGGCCAGCATGCGAGCGACGACAGTCGACCCCGTGAAACCATCGAGGACCCGAAGTCGTTCCTTTCCTGTGAGACCCTTGACCTCTACGACAACCTTTTCAATCTCGTCAATGAGTTTGCGCTTGTTGCCTAGGTATGTGAACATCGGTTGGAGAACGAAATCGCTCATTTTATATTAAACGTTGCTAGCCTTTAATTGCACCAAATCTGAACCCCAGACATACTCAATGCCCCACTCCTTCCAAAGTGCTAGCTGAACTCGCATCTTGGGCGAATCTTTGAGAAACGCCTTGGTGTACGTCTCGGCTCCGGCGAAGCAGACGATGCGCAAGGGTTTGCCGAAGAGCTCAGGGACGTCGATGTACTTGATGGGCACTGCGGGGATCTTCTCTTGGGCGGTGCCTCCGCTCAGGTGGAACTGAGTCTTCAATTCGTAAACGAAATTCTCATCCTCCCAGTCGAGGAGGAAGTTTGCCTTTTTCGCAGGTCTCCATCCATTCGGTACCATATCTTCGAAAATGAGCTGACCAAACCTCCCTGACCACTTACCATCTTGCTTGTACTTGTGAGAAGGGAGACCCGCACAGAACAAATTCCAGGCCCAGTCATTCTCGCGCTTGTAGAGCTCCTTCTTTTCGGCCGTCTTGTTTTTGAAGTTGTCCTCGGGTGTGCGAAGAAAAGACCAGTCAGCCTTCAGCCACTGAATAACCTCGGCCCCCATTTCTAATGTGCACGAGGCATCTTCGTGCCGTCACTGCCAGGAACACGACACTTTTTTTCGCGCGCTAATTCAATGACTGGCGTAACAATAGTGCGAGGAAATAGAAAAAGTGTTCTCAGGGATAAACGCAAAGACATGTATAGCCTTATTAAGAAAAATATAAGCAAGGGCTGGTTCAAGAACACCATGCGGTCGAGTGCTCGCGGTAACAACTATGCGGTCTATAACAACTCCGGGAAGTTTGCAGGTTTTGCCATGATGGGCAAGGACCTTCCGCATTTGGGTGGTTCGACGTATCTTTTCCTCATAGGCGCAAGACCCGGGAAAGGATACGGTACTCAACTTTTACAACAAATTATAAGAAATGCACAAGTCAGAGGTCTCAAGTACATAATGCTCGAACCTACAGATGAACGCGTTAAAATATGGTACAGGCGTTTTGGCTTCAAGAATGTATCCAATGACCTAATGGCCCTTGCTCTGTAAGCAAGTATCTTTCATCGCAGAGAACTGGTCTGAAAGCGCAAGATGCCATGGGTACAAAACAGCCACTGCAAACATGAAGCTGCACGANCTGACAATAAGCGANGCCACNGGNACCCACTTGAGAATGTTGCTCTTAGGGCGCGGACTCACCAGTTCCTGAGATTCGATGTTCATCAATAGTATTAGTTAGATTTTTTTTCCAGTTTTCTTCTGTTTTTTTGTACATACAGCCAGTCACTGGAGCATATACCCGTTCCCTCCAAAACCTTTGTAAAAACCTGATGGAATCTTCTTCTCGTTTAATGGTTCCATCAGGAAGGAGATACATGTTTTCGCATTTAGCATTCAGACGTCTCTTCTTTTCGGGTGCCGGGTTGATACAAAAGGACGTCTTGCC